ATTATTTATAGGTGAAATCATAAGTTTGATAGCAGCAATATACATTTTAAACGAGTTAGATTAATGGTAAACGCAAGAAATAAAGGTGCATCTTTTGAGAGATTGATAGTCAATAAGCTTAATACAGTATTAGAAGAAAAAGGTTTAGATGAAAGAGTAAAAAGAAATTTAGACCAATATCAAACTAGAGGTATGGCTGACATTTATTTCAGGAACTTTGCGATTGAATGTAAGAGGTATAAGAACAATGGCAATCAGAATGTATATAAAAATGCATGGTGGCAACAAGCAATAGAGAGTGCTGGTGATGATTTGATTCCTATATTGATCTATAAGTTTGATAGAAGAAGCATTATGGCAGTAGTTCCACTATGGCTATTTAATCAATTTGAACAACCAAACTGGCAGTGTGCATATATGTGTCCATTATCAGATATATGCGAAAGGTTAGATGAAATCATACAAAAGGCAGATGGATTTAAACAGCTACCTGCTTGAGCAGGACTTTGAGGATTATTGTAGGTTCGCCTATGAGAAGATACAAAGTGCTTGCGAATTTCTTGGCATTATAAATGACGAGGATTATGAAAGTTTTAAGGAAAGGTGCTATACCCAACTTGAAGCTGATTATTTAAACAGTATTGAGAAAACAATACATTAACCATAGGAGAGTATATGGATATATTAGGTGGAATGACAAGTTCCAACAGTGAGAGTCAGCAAGTTTATCTTGCTTTTAAAACATCACATCAGCAATTTTTTGCTAATGGTGAAACGCCTGTTGAGTTCCAATATCTGCAACTTGATCCTGCAACATTCAAATCAGGATGGGGTAGATATACAAGAGCAGATGGTTTTGAATATCACTGGGATGATAAATTTGGTGTAGTTAGTTCTAAACCAGCAGAGGATTTTAAAAGAGCATTTAGTGCTTGGGTATTTCCTCAAGGAGCACAACATGCTTACTTATGGCAAAGATTTACCTACGCTGAATCAAGTGCATTTAATAGCTTGTTAGCTACATTTTGGAATCAAATGGATGCTAGTTCTACAAGTTTACCTGTAGTTAAATTTGAGGGTTCTAAACCTATTCAAGTTGGCATGGGTAATTCTTCTGAATTAACATTTAGCTTTGCTAAATTTGCACCTAGAAGTGATGGTTTTGTAATACCTAGTTGGTATTTAGATCAAGAAGCACCAGTAGAGGACACATTTAAAAGTCCTAATGATGGTCTTAGCGATAAAGTAGCTGAGATGGTTGAACAGAATGATGATGATGATATTCCATTCTGATGCAACAAGTAGACTGGCAAAGAATAGCACCTGAAGTTGCAAAGCAATTATTAGGTGAACCCACTAGCACCTCATCTAATGAGCTTAGATGGGGTCGCAAGGGTTCTTTTGTTCTTAACTTAGAAGCTGGTACTTGGTTTGATTTTGAGAATGATAAAGGTGGTGGATTAATAGATTTAATCAAACACTTGAATCAAGATGTTAATACAGTTTTAAAACAGTTTGGTTATGATCTAGCATTACATTCAAATGACTCCTTATTAAGCGGTTTTACACCCCCTAAAAGCAAAACCGCAAGTAGTGCTAGATCATTCTCTAGAGAGCAGATGATTGACCTTTACAAACAAGCTATTGTGAAGGTCAAGTATGCTGATAACTTTATGGTAATGCGATTTCCTGAAGGACATTTTATCAAACAAAAATACGCACCATTTACCCTTAATCCTGATAGCAGTTGGTCTATGAAGCGACCTGATGGCTTACTTCCTATTTATTACACAAATAAGTACCCTACTAAACCTATTATCATAAATGAAGGTGAGAAGGCTCTAAAGGGCTCAGAAGCGATTTATGAAGGTGATAGCTGTACTTGGCATGGTGGGGTTAATGCTTGGCAGAAAGCAGATTGGAGTCCTATATTTGGCAGAGATGTTTGGATATTTCCTGATAATGATGAAGCTGGTATTAAATGTGCTAATGATATAGCTAAGATGCTAAAGAAGAATGGTTGTAAAGTTAAAGTAGCACAACCACCTGTATCATTTAATGAAAAAGATGATTTATATGATGCATATATAAGGGGTGATTTTAAAGAGTCAAAAGATTTAGAAGAATACATAATTAATTGTACTGAGAAGAAACCTAAAGGTGCTGTTACCTTTACAAGAGCTGATGAGGTCTTAAGACAAGTAGATAATCCTGACTGGCTCATAAAGGATGTAGTAGAAAAAGAATCATTAATGTGTATTTTTGGAGCTCCTAAAAGTGGTAAGTCCTTTATTGCTATAGCTATGGCAGCTTGTATTGCTAAAGGTGAAAGATTTTATGGCAATAAAGCATACGCTAAACCAGTTATGTATGTATGTGGTGAGGGTCAAAGAGGTGTTAAAAGAAGATTAGCAGCTTGGCAACAAGGTATGTTTGATCTTAACAATGTACCTTTATATCTATCTGATAGAGCAGTTAGAGTTAATGATCCTGATGATTTTAAGATGCTAGAAGAAGAGATAGAAGCATTAGCAGAACAAGTTGGTGAAATTGGCATGATAGTTATTGATACATTCCAGCGAAACTTTGTAGGTAATGAAAATAGTGCAGAGGATGTAGGAAACTTTATTAATAAGTTAGATGGACTTATATCACATTATAAATGTTGTGTATGTTTAGTGCATCATACTGGTCATGGCAACTCTAATAGAGGTAGAGGATCAAGTGTTATGGGTGCATCTTTAGATTATGAGTTTAAGGTCAATAGAAAAGATGACTATGTTACTGGATATGATGGAGAGCAAATGCTTGTATCTTTTGAACAAACATTGAACAAAGATGGTCAAGGAATGGCTGTTAAGAACTTTATGTTTCAAGAAGTAGAAATTAAAGGAGAGGGATTAAACCTTACATCAGGATTCTTAAAAGAAACTGATATAGACATAAAAGAAAAGAAAAAAGGCATAACTTATGATCAACAATTAGTTTTAAGTGCCTTAGAAAGAGAAGCACATATTGTTGATAAAGATAATCCTCAAGATGTGTATTTAATGCCAAAAGCATTGTATGGAAGAGTTAGAGATGCTAATGGTGATGACAAAAGTCCTGATTCAATTAAAAAGATGTTAGGTAAGTTAAAAGACTTAGGTCATGTTATTTATAATGAAGAACTTGGCTATCAGTCTAAAGAATTATCAGAAATTCCACCTAATTTTCCAAATGAAGCAGGGAACTAAAACAGGGAACTTAGGGAATTTTCAGGGAATTACAGGGAGTTTTTACATGAAAAACAAGAATTATCAGGGAGGGAAGGGATATATACCTATGGTATATCCCTCCTCCCTGTAAATGTTCCCTCTAAAATAGGTATTATTATGAAAACATATTTAGACGAAACTTTAGAAAGCAAATTGAAAGAATTAAGAACTTATGAAAACAATACTTATGTTAAGTGGGGTAACAGAAAACGAATCTTTAAAATAGTTAGTGTTCAGTTTGAAATTAAGTTTTGTAAAGCAGAACAATTACTAAGAGAATCTTTACAAAACGATTCTGCTCAAAAGAAACTAAAAATGGTTGAAATGATGATCAGAGCTTATGAGCAATTAAATATTAAATGTGAAGAAAGTGGATATATACAAATACAACCTAATGCTAGATGTTTTAACTTTGATAATAAAACAGCTTTGATTTGTGATACTGATGCTGATAAACCAGTATTAGAAAAAATACACAAAGATGAAAAAGATATAGTGATATTCAGCGTAGAAGAATTATTAAGATGTTTACCTAAAGATTTTATGCAAGCAAAAGAACTCTTATCTAAATTAGATAAGTCAGTAAACATACAGAAGGTTAATTATGTCTAGGCTAAATGAAATAAAAGAATTAAAAGTTAAATTAAAAGAAAATGAATTAATGATTGAAGCATTAAATCTATTAATAGATAAACAAAAATTAGTTTTACAAAATATGAGAAAAGAATTGTTATCTAAATTAGATAAATCAGTAAATATAAGAAGGTGACCTATGTTTGATCCATATAAAATACCAACTCCAGCATTAATAAGTTTTAGTGGTGGTAGGACTTCAGGCTTTATGCTTTGGAACATAATACAAGCATACAATGGAAAATTACCTGATGATATTCATGTTGTTTTTGCTAATACAGGAAAAGAAGCACCTGAAACATTAGATTTTATAAATGAAATATCACAAAAATGGGATATAAAAATACATTGGTTAGAACACTATTTTGGTGATGAAAGACCTATTCATAGAACAAAAGAAGTTACATACAAAACAGCAGCAAGAAATGGTGAGCCATTTGAAAGATTATTAGATCAAAGAGGTTATTTACCAAATCCTACTTCAAGATTTTGTACCTCAGAATTAAAAATTAAAGTTATGCAAAGATTTATGAGAAAAATTAAAGGTTATGAAACTTGGCATAGTGTAATAGGTTTAAGATATGACGAGCCAAGAAGGGTAGCAAATTCTAAAAAAGCCAATGATTATGAAAGATGGACAAATATTACTCCCATGTATGATGCAAAACATACTGTAGAAGATGTAACTGCTTTTTGGAATAAGCAAAACTTTGATTTAAGACTGACTAATCAGAATGGTAAAACACCAGCAGGTAATTGTGATTTATGTTTTTTAAAAGGTATGGACACAACCATTTCAATTATGAAAGAAAGACCTGAGATGGCTGAGTGGTGGATTAAACAAGAGCAAAAATTTGGTAATCATGATGGAGCTAAGTTTAGAAAAGATAGACCTAAATATATTGATTTAGTTGATATAAGTAAAAAAACTCAGGACTTATTTAATGATGATGATCAAATGACCTGTTTCTGCCATGACTAAGTGGCATGGTGGTAAAGGTAGTAAACGTAGACCTGAAGATAAAAAAAAGATTGATGCTAACTGGGATAAGATATTTGGTAAGAAAAAAAAGGATAAAAAAAAGTGAGTACGTTTCATAGAGATTTAGATCAAGGCAAGAAAGTAGAAGATATAGTTCTTACAAAAATACATGAAAAATATCCTCTTGCAACTAAATTAGAGGGCAAAGTAAAACCTTATGATATTTATATACCTGAATTAAATATTTATGTAGAAGTTAAATCAGATAAAAAAAGTCAAGAAACAGGCAATATTGTTATAGAAGTTGAGATGTACGATAAACCTAGTGGTTTAAATTCTACAAGATCAGATGTTTGGGTTATCTATACTGGAACAGAATTTATTTACATAACTCCTATGAGAATATGGGAATGTGTAAGTAGAAATATGCTGGCACCTGTAAAATTTATAGGTAAAGGTGATGATCAATTTAAAAAAGCGTATTTAGTTAAGATAGATCAATTAAAAGAATATAGAACAAGAGGAGTTTTCTAATGCCAATAAAACTAAAACCAAGTGCAAAGATTAGAGATAGAGCTACAGGTAAGATAACTACTGAGCATTATTATCTAAAGTGTATGACAATTAAAGAACTAAATGATTACATTGAATCACCTAGTTCTAAGAAAAAGGTTATACAAAAATGTAAAAATGAAATAATAAGGAGAGAGAAATGAAAAGAGTAGATATGGTAAATTCACCACCACATTATAGAAAAGGATCAATAGAATGTATCGATGCAATAAAAGCTGCACTAACTCAAGAAGAATATAAGGGATATTTGAAAGGAGCAGCACTTAAATACATTTGGAGAGAATCTTACAAAGATAGCAATATACAAGACTTACAGAAGTCTGTTTGGTATATTAATAAGTTAATAGAACATTACGAGAACTTATGAAGATAGATAAACAAAAATTAGAAAAGAAAATCAAAGAAGGCAAATCATCACATGATATTGCTATGACTTATGATGTGCATCCATCTACGATCAGAAGAAAAGCAAAAGAGTTAGGTCTTAAGTTTGAAACACAATCACATTGGAGAAAGGGATGAAAGTATCTGTAAAAGATAATATTAAGGATGTAACTAAGTGGACAACTAACGTGCAAAAGAAACAAGTACCATTTGCAACTGCTATGGCTATTAATAAGACATTGGGTATTGGTAAAGGTAATCGCATGAAAGGTTTAGATAGAGAAATGCAGAAACAAATGATACAAAAGCTAGATAGACCTATGGCTAGAACCACTAAGGCTTTTTATAGAATAGCTGCAAGAAAGACTAGTCTTACAGGTACATTAGGTTTTACTGAATGGGCAAACAAGTTTATGCAGTATCTTGTACATGGTGGCGTTAGGTCTGCTGAACAATCAAAGATTGGGGTGCCTTATGTTCCTAATGCTAGATTAAATAAATTTGGTAATATCGCTGGAAGAAAGAGTGGTTTGATAAAAAAACAAAACCAATTCATAGGTAACATAAAAAGTATTGATGGTGTTTGGGAAAGACAAAAGGATAGATCAGTAAAGCTAATGGTTGCATTTAAAAACAGTGTAACTTATCAAGCTATGTTTCCTTTCTATAAGATAGCTGAGAAATATAGCAAGGCTAGGTTTGACAAGAACTTTGCTGAAGAATTTACTAAAGCACTAAGGAATGCCAAATGATAGGTTCTTCTACAACATTCGACGTGGGTTATTCGCGAC